CCAACGGTGTACATCTCCGAAATAGTACGGTCAAAAAACTGATAATCTTTGGTACGATTTGGGCGGTATAAACTAAGTCTTGGCATGATAAGGTCCTATTAGCTATTTATTGTATGGGAATTTTAGTTGTTGACCAAAAAGCATAAAATTGCTATAATTACCTATATCAGTAAAAAGGAGTTAACATGATTGCAACTCAAAAAGCACCCAAACGCATTATTCCACGCGGCCCGGACACCAAATACACTGGAGACGAGCCCACCTGGGATCTACAACCCACAGAAGAACGCAAAAGCGCACTGACGCAGGCGTTCAGTTGGTACAATTATTACTGCAGCAAAACTGATGCCAAAACATTCCTATTGGATTGGCTAGAGCGCAGCGATCGGAGAGCCGAGGCCCGTGCATGGAAAAGTGTGCCTGAGCAAGCAATCAGTCCCACAATTGGATGGATAGCCAGAATGAACTCAATGGGGCTGACTCTGTCTACACACGAGCAAACCCAGCTCACTACAGCCATTCAACAGTTGCTGGACGCACATCGCCCAGTCAAATCTCCAGTGAGCACTGATGACGCAGCAGTGGCAAAACCCAACATTCAAGATCATTTGCGTGAGCGTGCCAGGGAATGTGCTGCAGAAATTGACAGCATGTTTGATGACTTTGTTGTAGCCGGTGCAAAGCTCACTGCCGACACCAAGCCCATTGCGATGATACGTGGAATGAACATCAGCCCGCAGATGGTGAATATTGTCGCAGATGTATGGAAACGCAGACTTGACGAATATGAGCAAGTAGTAGCCGGTAAAGATGCACAACTGGTTGAGGGATACAGCAACTTCTCAAAGATGCAGATGCGCAATATTGTAAAATTTGCCGAGCTAGTGATTGCTGACTGCGGTAGTTATGTGCAAATCAAGAAAGTTGAGCGCAAGCCACGTAAAGCCAAAGCAGTACCACCAGAAAAACGTGCAGCCAAGTTTAAACTTCTAGCAGAGTTTGCTGAACTCAGTCTCAAGTCCTTGCCAGCAGCACAGTTGGTTGACAAAAGCGAAGCCTGGCTATACGACACCAAAAAGCGCAAGCTCATACACCTGGTGGCTGACGAGCATGTGGGCAATTTCACAGTCAAAAACAACACTATTATTGGGTTCAGTGTCAACGATAGTCTACAGAAAACTCTGCGCAAGCCCGCCGAACAACTCAAAGCACTGTCGGCAGCAGGGGCACCAGCGGCACGTAAACTCTTCAAAGACATCAAAGCCACTGAGACTAAATTTAACGGCCGCGGAACTGAGAACTTGATACTGTTGAAGGCACGATAAATACTCCACAATGGAGTAGTACATGTTTAATCAAAATGAAAATCAGCCGCTCTTAGAAAATTTAAAACAAGATCTCATAAGCTATGTGCAATTGCAACTGGCTGCAGAAATCATTGATCTTGAATTAGATGCCGAGCATTACGAAGCAGCATATCAAAAAACTCTTGGCACATATCGGCAACGTGCGCAAGCGGCCTATGAAGAAAGCTATACCTTCATGGAATTGATGAACAATGTAAACATCTACACGTTGCCCCAGGAAATCGTACAGGTTCGGCAGATTTTCCGTAGAACGTTTGGCTTGGCCACTGGGCCGTTTAGTTCGAGCTTTGATCCTTTTAGTCAGGCTCAGATGCAAGTTTATTTGTTGAATTTTAATCAAAGTGGCGGACTTGCGACTTATGATTTCTACACTCAATATGTTGAACTTGCAGCACGTATGTTTGGCGGATTCATTAATTTTACCTGGAATCCAGTGACCAAAAAACTTCAGTTAATCCGCGTACCCAAAGGCGACGGTGAAGTTGTGTTGCTTTGGACTTATAATCTCAAACCCGAAACACATTTGTTGTCAGACTTTCAAATCTCTCAATGGATTCGTGATTTTATGGTGGCCAACTGTAAGATGATTATCGGTGAAGCTCGTGAAAAGTTTGGTACCATTGCCGGACCACAGGGCGGCGGCACGTTAAATGGCACGGCAATGAAAGCCGAAGCTCAGGCTCAAATGGATGCCAAGATTCTTGAACTTGCCAACTATATTGATGGCTCACAGCCCTTAACTTGGGTAATTGGCTAACCTTCCACAAGACAATTCACAAGAACTCTGTTACAATAGTTCAATGGCACATTTAATGATTGACATTGAAACGTTGGGCACTACCCCAGATGCACTGATTTTGACTGTGGCAGCACAGTCATTTGACCCAATAGGTGATGGTTATTACAACCAATCATACTATGCTAGGGTTGATTTTGACAGTCAGCTTGATCGAAAGATCGAAGATGGCACACTGAAATGGTGGGCTACTCAGAACAGCATGGCTCGAGAGGAAGCATTTTCTGAAGACGATCGCACCCCCTTGGAGCAAGTTCTAGACGAACTAGGAAAACTAATTTGGCAGAGCAGTGCTATATGGGCGAACGGTCCCACGTTTGACATGACCATTCTTGAACATGCCTACAAAAGTTATAAAAAACCCTTGCCCTGGCAATACTACCGTGTAAGAGATGCAAGAACCGTCTACATGCTAAAATCTGATTCAGCTGTGTTGTCAAATGCCCAAGTAACCGATGTCAATCGTCCGGCATCGCATCATGCCTTAGATGATTGTCGTAGACAGATTGATCTTTTGCAACAAACTCTGCGACAGTTAAACATAAAGGAAGTAACATGATTATAGGGTTGGTGGGATTCATCGGCAGCGGCAAAGATACTGCAGCAGATTACCTGGTTAACTGTCATGGTTTCCGTAGGGATAGTTTTGCCAACAGTCTCAAAGATGCAGTGGCCTATGTGTTTGGTTGGGATCGCACACTTCTTGAAGGACGCACAAAACAAAGCCGAGAATGGCGTGAACAAGTAGATCCCTGGTGGGCAGAACGTTTGAAAATGCCGCATCTTACTCCTCGTTGGATTTTGCAATACTGGGGTACTGATGTATGTCGTAACGGATTTCATGATGATATTTGGATTGCCAGTTTAGAAAACAAGTTACGTCAAGCACAAGATAATATTGTGATAAGCGATGTACGTTTTCCCAACGAAATCAAAGCAATTCAAAAAGCCAACGGCAAGGTATTTAGAATTAATCGAGGATCGCTGCCAGACTGGTATGATTATGCACTATCAGTAAACCGCGGTCCTAGACACATAGGTTGGGCTCTATCCAGTGATAAGATGGCCAAACTAAAAATTCACCCCAGCGAATGGGCATGGATTGGGTACAAGTTTGATGCAGAGCTTGACAATAACGGAACAATTGATTCGTTGTTTGATCAACTCAAAAATCTGGTGCAAGATCGCCCTGTCGCCACGGACGATCCTGACGCTTGACAACTTCCACACAGTTTCTACAGATAGTTCTTAAATTTCTAGACTCAACATTGTTGAGATTACCGTCAAGATGATACACTAGAGTTTGTGAATTATATCTACTTTTAAACCCGCATAGATCACATGTGGGTTTTTTCTTGTACCCGCTGGTCTTCCATCGAGGTTCTTGAGGTTTTATCTTACGATCTTTTCTAATGCAGTTATCACAGCGTGTTCGATAATGCACCACCTCGTCACGATGATAGTTCACAGCACAAGACCTTTGATTGCACACAGCACAGATAGGACGTTGCATAGTGTTATTTAATACAAACCTTTGCCAAGGGCAGCGTAGATTGTCGGTTTTAAAGGAATTCGATAAATATTCATAACTTTAAAAGGAACCATCCAAATGGCACTTACATCACCTGGCGTACAAGTTACCGTTATTGACGAGAGTAACTATATTCCCGCAGCAACTAACACTGTACCTTATATTCTTATTGCCACTGCACAGAACAAAGTTTCTGGTGCCGGCACTGGCGTAGCAGCAGGTACACTGGCTGTTAATGCCAACAGAATTTATACTATCACCAGTCAGCGAGATCTTGCTGCAACATTTGGTGTACCTTTCTTCTACAAGACAACTGCTGGTACTCCAATCAATGGATACGAGCTGAACGAATATGGATTGATGGCAGCTTATTCATGTCTGGGCATTTCAAATCGTGCATATATTCAGCGTGTGGACATTGATTTGGCCGAACTCACTGCCACTTTGGTACGTCCAACTGGCTCACCAGATGCAGGCACGTACTGGTTTGATACTGACGATTCTTTGTATGGTATTTTCCAGTGGAATGAAACCACAGGTGCCTTTACCAATCAAGTACCATTGGTACTGACCAGCACTACCCAAATTGAAACATCCCCAAGTACTCTGCCACTGCAAAGTGTGGGTACCATTGGCGACTATGCAATCAATGCGTTGAATGCGAATAATCCAGTTTACTATAAAAACTCATCAAATGAATGGGTATTGATTGGTAGCGATGCATGGAAGTTGAGTTGGGCAACAGTCCAAGGCACTACAGCACCAACTACATTGACAGCCGCTAGTGTGTTTACAGTCAATAATACTCCAATTACTGTGGCTGCATCACCAAACAACACAGTCAGCGTGGTAGTATCTAGCATCAACAGTGCCAACATTACTGGAGTAACCGCAGTCAATGAAGATGGACGGTTGACTATCTATGCTGACAGCACTGCTACCAGTGATGGTTCTACTGCCAATGGCGGTATTGTTACTATCCTCAATGTGACTGGTTCTGCTTTGACACAATTAGGCATCACTCAAGGATCATACTACGCTCCAGGTTTCTTGCAGAGTCCAAATTATCAAGTACCACGCTGGCGCACCTCTGATGATGAGCCAAAGCCAACTGGTTCAATCTGGAATAAAATAACTTCGGTAAACCAAGGTGCCAATCTTGTAGTTAAAAAGTACAGCGGCACACTGGGTGTGTTTGTAACTCAAAGTTGCCCACTTTATGCCAATGACGAAACTGCTAACAAAACGCTTGACCCCACTGGCGGCGGCAAAAATATTCCAGTAGGCACTACCTATGCTCAGTACGACATAAATGGTGACAACACCTTTACATTTGAACTGTTAGAAAGAATGGAAAGTGGAGCAATGAATGCCACTGGTGAAACAATTGATCCGGTGTTTATCAACAACACTACATTCACTCTTCAGGCCAGTGCACCGAACAGCACTGCATTGACCACACCCGTGACCGTGACTCTGGCAGGAACTGCTCCAGCTGATTTTATCTCTGCCGTGAGTGGAGCAAACGTTCCTTATGTCGGGGCTTCACTTAACGCAACCGGCCAAATCGTAATGACCCACAGCGCCGGTGGTGTAATTGTGGTTGAAGATCAAACTGGTACCCCTATTGCAACAGCTGGGCTTGACCAAGCAATAAATGCTAGAGCTGCAGCCGCAGGTGGATACATTTTAAGCAATTGGGTACAACTAGACTACACTGCAAGTGTGGCAGAACCAGATCAAGATCCAGCCAACGGTCGCCTATGGTATTATTCAACTACCAGCGAAGCTGACATCATGATCAATGGTAACAGTGGATGGCAAGGGTATCAAAACGTCAACAATGACGTGCGTGGTTACAATCTAACTTTAACCAATGCCAAAGGTCCACAGTTTGCTACAACCGCGCCTACTACGCAGAATGACACAGCGCAATCACCACTGGTGTATGGAGATCTATGGATTGACACATCAGACTTAGAAAATTATCCATTGCTGTATCGCTGGGAAATAGTTGACGGTCAAGATCAGTGGGTCAAAGTCAACAATGCTGATCAAACCACTGAAAACGGTGTGTTGTTTGCTGATGCACGGTGGGCTACCAACGGTAGTACTGATCCAATCACTGGAACAATTCCCACTATCACAAGTTTGTTGACTTCAAACTATTTAGATTTAGATGCACCAGATCCAACACTGTATCCAACTGGTATTTTGTTGTTCAACACACGTCGCTCGGGATTCAATGTCAAGCGATTTGCAGTGAACTATTTTAATGCCACTACCTATCCGGACGAAACACTGCCCTCGGTGACCAATGCTTGGGTCACAGCATCGGGCAATAGAAATGATGGATCAGCATACATGGGTCGCCTGGCACAGAGAGCCTTGATTGTTGCTGCGTTGAAGAGTGGCGTTGATACAAGCACACAAGCTCGTGAAGAACAAATTGACTTCCAGTTAATTGCTTGCCCACAGTATCCTGAGTTGGCAACAAACATGGTGGCACTCAACAACGAACGCAATAACACTGGATTTGTATTAGTTGATACACCGCTGAGACTGAGTCCTGAAGGAACCAACATTCTCACTTGGAGCACCGACAACAATGGCGAAGGAATACCGGCCGGCGATGGATTGTCAATTGGCAATCAGTACATGGCAACATTCTATCCAAGCTGCCAGACCACTGACTTGAGCGGATCGGCAATTGTTCAGCCTGCCACACACATGATGTTGCGTACATTTATTCGCAATGACGAAGTGGCATTCCCATGGTTGGCCCCAGCTGGTATACGTCGTGGATTGGTTGACAACGCCGATCGTATTGGTTATATTGATGCAGCAACTGGCGAATTTGAACAGATTGGTGTACGTCAGGGTCTACGTGACGAGCTGTACAACGATAATATTAATCCAATCACAGTTGTGCCGGGTGTTGGTATTACTAACTTTGGTAACAAAACATTCACAACAATTAGCTCAGCATTGAATCGTATCAACGTTGCACGTTTGATTGCATTCATGCGCAGCAGACTTGAGCAGATTGGTAAACAGTTCTTGTTTGAACCAAATGATCAGATCACTCGTGATGAGATTGCAAATTCAGTTGAAAGCCTGATGATTGATTTGATTGCCAAACGTGGTATCTATGATTACTTGGTTGTTTGCGATTTGTCAAATAACACACCTGCAACCATTGACAGAAATGAGTTGTATGTTGACATTGCAATTGAACCAGTTAAAGCAGTTGAATTCATCTACATTCCATT